AGTTGTCAATCCATACCTTGCAGATTTGCAGCTTGAAGTATTTCCAGCTGCCTGCTATGTTAATCAAATTGCGTAGCCGTCTTCTGCAAAAAAGCACCTCTTGGCCATTTAGGGATAAAAAGCTATCGGGATTATACTCATCATCGCGCTCCAGTTTGCGAATGATACCCTTGAAAGTGTTTAGTGCTTTCTGGTATTTCTTTGATTTTGATTCACCGAACCAAATATTTAGCCTGAAGTCAGGATACAGCAACAGGCAAACCATGCATATGCCTTCCACGGTTTGGCGATACCAGAACCAGTCGCCGCAAACAGAACATTGCACGTCAGTGGTCGAGCATTGTTCTTTATTCGAGGGTATGTATTTTTTCAACCCGCCCTGCAGCGCAGTTCCTTCCGTAAAGCACGCCCTCCCCGCTATAAATAACATAATCAGGTAATTTGTTGAACATCAGCGAATATTGACAATTACTGTTTACTTTATCGCTGCAATATGCTAGAATATTCCAAAGGGACGTTCCTTCTCACATAGACCGACAACAACACCGAAAAGCGACAGAGAAAGGAACAATATACGATGGATGTAACCCATAAGAACACGGGCGGGCAGTCGCTTGATGAGCAGATTGAGACCGCCTATTCCAAATTGCCCATAGAGGGCAGGGCGGAGCTTGTGACCAAAGCCTTGTCCATTGCGGCTGACTATGGGATTGAATTGATCCCCAACATGAAAGGAGCTTAAGTCATGAACGATGCCGAGATGACCGCCGCCGAAAAAGACATACAGGACGCACGGCTTTATTTGCGCTGCATTCTTGTAAGCCGTCTTCACCCTGACCACTGCGCACAATGTCCTCATATTCCATCACTGCAAGAATCGCCACCGTTCGAGCTATTGCCGCAATGTCCTCGAGTTGACGAGAAGTGAACGGTGCGGTAGAGCGATCCGAAACAATATTGATGGTATCCTCCATCTGTGGGATAATGCGTTTCATTAGTTCTTCAGCGAGAGCTTTACCGTGCAGTGGACTTTTCATTGGTTAGGTTCCCCCTTGTATTTCAGTTTTAGCAGTTCAGCTTGTTCTAGCAGGCGAGCCTTTCCTTCATCCGGCAATCCCCGGAGTTCATCCAGAAAACGCCGTTCCCATTCACTCAGGCCCCCGGCCCCCGCTTCGGCGGGGGCCTTTTTTGTTGCCTCTACGAGCCATCTGAGGTTTTCCTGTAGCTGCGCTTCCGTTCGTTCTTCCTGTTCCCGTACCTTGTCCGGGCCAGCAGGATACATCTCGACTTGCGGATCATGGGTGTCCCCGCGAAGATAGGACACGGTTACGCCAAAACAATCTGCGATCTTTTTTAGCGTTCCAATACGCGGGACAGAACCTTCTCGCCATCCTGTAGCAGTTGATGCGCTAAGGCCAAGCTTGATTGCAAGCGCATTAACGGAGATTCCTTGCTCGATGCACAGGCGCTCTACACGCTGATAAAATAATGTGGTTGCCACGGCAATCCCTTTCATTCACAAAAAATTAACAATTGTAACTGGATAAAACACTTGACAACTGGACTAAACTGGATTATACTGTTCATGTACCCAACAGCAGACCACCATAGCAGACACCAACTCCACACAGAAGCGGAACCAACGACGAGAAAGGGGAACCAACACCATGACCACCAAACAGCAGGAGCGCGACGCGCTGGCCAAAATCCGCAAGATCGTCGAGGGTCTGGGCGAAAACAGCTACATCGGCACGGCTTTCGAGGGATGTTTCGAGGACGCAGAGTTCAATATCGACAGCGACGCGGCTTTCAGCCTGAAGGGGCGGCTGGAGCTGGAACAGGCGGAACACGCCAAAACCAAACAGCGGCTCAACGAAGTCGCCCAAGAGGCCGCAAGCGCGGTAGCGGTTAAGGCCGAAGCGCTGGATCGGCTCGAGGGTTCGCTGGCACGGGAGCGGGATTCTCGTGAAAAGTTCGAAGCTGTACAGGCAGAACGCGATGGCTATTTCCAGCAACTGCACGACTCCGGTGAGAGAGAGGATGCACTGGAGCTGGAGATCGTCCACCTGAAAGCCAAGCTGTACGACCAGATGACCGCCGGGGCCTAACCCGCCCCGGCCAGAGATAGAAAGGAACCAACGACATGCACAAACTCAGAACCGCCAGCGCGAATGCACTGCGTAACGCCTACTGGAGCCTTGGAAATGGGATGGTGTCTTGCCCGATATCGGCTACGTGCTCGCAAAAGGAGATCGCCGATGAACTGGCCCGGCGCGGCGAAAGCGTCGAATGGCCGCAAGTAGAACCGACTACCAAAAACCCGCCGCCATACTTGACCGTGTGCTTGGGGATATAACCCAAGCCTGAGAAAAGGAGAACTGCATGCCGATAAGCACAGAGGAACTCTGCCACGCCTCGCGCCCCGATGGGCACACCCTGCATATTTTGAGGCGCGATAGCCTCCTCGCCCCTTATGTCGTTGCTCGGGACTTTAAGCGGCAAAACTGGCTCCTCCTGGACGATTCGGGTTGCTGGGAACGCATCTGCTGCTCGCGAGGTGAGGCGCAGGAGGTTTTCGAGGCAAGATGCACGGCTGGAGGATATGACTACCAACCCGCCTGATGAGAAAGGAGAACCCCATGAAAAAATACAATTCCACAATTCAAGAAGTCCTGCTCCGTATCATGGAACTCAGCGAGGACACCGCGCCGGTGGTCGTGTCTTTCGGCCACACAAGAGGAGGTATGTGCGAAAGCGGCCTGGTCATCAAGTCCGCGCCGTCTGCCGTGATCAAGGCGATCATCAGCGACGAGCGCGTGACGACGGCCCACCTGGAAGGCGATGGCCTACACATCGAAGCGAGCGCTCCTGTCAACGAAAGGAGCAAAAGCACATGACCGACGATATCAAGCTCGAAATTGACTGGCGAAAAGAACTGCTGGCCCGATTGAAAGGCCCCCTCGATGTCCTCCAGCGTAAGGCCGATAGGGAAGAACTGAAACGCTTGGACAGGGCAAAGACGTTGAGTCTCTACGAAAGCGTGGATGAAGCCCACGAGGCATATGGCTACGGCGAGATCACCTGGGCCGAATACGAGGCAATCAGGGCCCGGTTTGACGGCACGGATGGCGAGGAAACAATGACGCCGGTGGAGGCCGCCCTTGAGGAGTTACACGACTTCGTGCGCCGCCTGCATCTTCAAGTCAGAGACTTGGAATGGAGCGCGTTGCCTGACGATGAAAAAGATCGAATTCAAGCCAGCAACGAAGCCTATCGCGCCGAACTGCAAGCGCGAAAGAACGCCTAACCCCACCTGAATGAGTGACCGCTGGCTACGGGCCGAAACCGTAGAGGAGAACAAGAGGAGGACATCATGCCAAAAGTAAGAACCATTGCCGATTATGGCGATCTGCATTTGCTTAGCAATCACAGTGAAGGCATGAATTGGTACACCGTTGAGCTAAGCGGGAAGGATTGTCGCGACAAAAGTGAATTGCATTTTAGCCGGGACTACGCTCCCGCGCGAGCTGCGTATGACGCAATCAAAAAGACATTTGAAACCCTGGAAATTGAACTTGGCGATACCTCAAGACCTTTTGACGTGGATTAAGAGCATTGATTTCCGCCTGACGAGAACTGGATCGCAACCAGCCGAAACCGCCGAACCATCGCCAACCGCCCAAGGACGGGGAAGCCGCAGAGGGGAAGCGGTAGCGGGAAGCCGCAGAAAGGAGGTGAAGCCATATGAGAAAGCTCGAAGGTACACTTCGCTACGACCAAGAAGCAGACCGCCTGTACGTCAACGATGAGCGTGAATGTGACGGTAGGCATCATTTCCACTGCGGCGAATCCCTGGAAGTCCGACATGATGGCGCGTGGCGCGAAACCCGAGTGGAGCACAGCGACGACTGGTATCTGGTCGGACTATACAGAGCCGGACAAATTCCCTCGAGCCTACGAGCACGGTTCTAGGCAATTAGAAAGGAGCCAACCATGGAAGTGACCAACCAGCAAATCGAAAGGTATAGCAAGGAGGGGCTTGAAGCGCTCCGTCTAGAACGACAGGCCGTCATCAGGAAGATACTCCAACTGATTATCCACGACATGACGGAGCCGGAAAAAGGCAACCTCACGACATGCTACGTCATTCGCTTGCTTGAAGAAGCGATTGGAGTTCTTCGACGCAACGCTTCATCGCGGCCCGCCAAGGACGCGCTGATTCTTCTTTCCGCTGAAACGATGAATCATACCGAGTGCGATCATCAATGAGCACGGTAAAGTCCCGGAGCAACGCGGTATAGGCATTGTAAAATTCGTCGCTCCCGCTTTCCGCGTTCAGGCTTGGCAACTTCGACAGCTGCAACATAGTCAGGTCGTGCGCCAGCTGAACCGGCTCAACATAAAACCCCATACCTGCCTTGTCGTGCTTCGTGTCCATGCGTATACCCCCAATCGAAAGGATGATTTTATGCCAGATTTCCATGAACGGCTTCGCCGCTTGGCCGACCAGGTACAAGACCTGCTCAATGCCGAAAACGCGAGTGTCTATGAAATGCGCGAGGTTTTCAAGAAGCTGCAAGACCGCGCCAACGCAATGAAAATGCCGCCGCGCAAGCCCTCAACGGAAGGAGGTGAAACCACATGAAAGAGAAGATGACCTGGCTGCGTACCCCCACGAAGGGCCTCAACCAGAACGGCACAGCGGCCTACATCACAACCGGGCTCGACGACGAGGGAAAAATGCTGCGCTACCACATCGAGCGCCTGGGGCCGACGCGCTGGAAGCTGCTGGCCTGGGACGCAACCGTGACGGACAACAGCGGCGCGACGACCGGCGGCTTCGTGCAAATCGAATTTGCGCCGCGCTACCCGTTGTTCCCCCGGCTGAAAGACGCGCAGGCCTGTGCCGAGAAGCTGGAGCGCCGCCGCCTGCGCAAGTCCTGATGACCGAACGGCCACAAACCACCTGAAAGGAGGTGACCCAAGTGAAAGACGTTCCGAAGTCCTTTGCTGATATTCCCAAGGATACCATGCGCGGCGTCGTGCGCGCCGTCGAGGGGGCCGTTGGGCGTGTCACCCTCCCCGCTGAGTACCGCCGGGAGCTCGGCATCGCGACCGGCGATGATGTGGAGATTTTCCTGATGACCGACGGCATGTATATCCGCAAGAAACAACCCGATAACGAGAAAGGAGCGTAACCAATGCAGTACACCGAATGCCCCTACTGCCACTCGCACCTCGACCCCGGCGAGGCCTGCGACTGCCAGAAACCCGCGTCCCCGCCCGAATCCGAAGCGCTGCCCGCGCCCCGCTGCAAGGGCTGCGGCAAGACCCCGGAGGAACTCGACGAGTTTACCACGGAAAACGAAGACCCCAACACCTCGCCGAATGAACTGGCGATGGAAGATCGCACCTACAACCCCGAACTCAACATGTTCCTCTGTGTTACGTGTTGGCAAAAAGCTGGTCGCCCGGAGGGCCCCGTACAATCCGACGAAACCGGCCTGATCGTACTCGGCGCGCCCGCCGATGACGACGAGGGGGGCGGCAACAACTTCTACACCTGCAAGTTCTGCGGCCAGACCAGCACCACGGGCAAATGCCACTGCAAGGACGCCGTGCGCGAGCGCAGCCGCCAGAGCGTGGAGAACATCATCGCCCAACTGCCGCCCTGGAAAGCACAGGCCGAGGCCGGTGACGAAAGCTACAAGGCCGACGAGCTGTTCCAGTTCTTTGTCCTCGGCGGGAAGCTGGCGGCGCAGGGCAGGCTGAAGAAATCGGCGGCGAACATCGACGACACCCACGCGGTGGTGATCACCATGAAGAACAGCCTGACCCTCAACGCTACCCTGAAGTACGCCGACGAGGCCGAGGTGTCCGGCGTGGTGGAACTGGACGCAGAGACGGCCTAGTTCCTAAATTGTATCACATTATAGACCGCAATGCAAGACTATTTTGCAGAGAAAGGAGTTGCCCCCTTGAAGTACGAACTGACCCCGTTTGGCCGAGAGGTAAAAGTCTACTTGGGTTTGACGGACGTGTCGCAGGCCGCGTTGGCGGCGGCTGTCGGCATAACGCCCGGATATCTCGGCCAAATCATGCGCCGGAAGCGCATCAGCGAAGCGGTGGAGGAAAAGGTTAGGGCCTATATGGACACGAACCCTGCGCCGCAAATTGCCAAGAAAGCGAGGGAATCCGCATGAGCCAAACTATAACCCTCGCGGCCCCCGCGCGCGCTCCGATCCCCGAGCTGATGTGCGTCAAGGACATCCAGGGCCTCGGCATTGGCCGCGACAGGGCCCGCGAAATCATGAACCGCGCCGACCTGCCGGTGATCCATCTCGGGAAGAAGAAGTACGTCCGCAGCGAGAAGTTCTTCGCGTGGCTGGACGCCCAGGCCGAGGCCTCAATGGCCGGAATGGAGGGGTACGCCAATGCGTAAAATGGTCGAACTGCACGACTTGGCCGAGGCAGTGCAGCGGGAGATACTCGACTGCGCCGTGAACTACGGTGCCCCCATCGAAAGGATCATGGGCTGGATCAACGCCGGGATCGCCGCCGCCGTGGCCACCGACGAACAGGAGGGCCCCGCATGATAGGACATATAATTCTCACCGCCCTCCTGTGTCTGTTCGGGGCTGCCATCATCGTCGGGGCGTTCAACGCCAAGCGGCTGATCGCCTGGGAGAACCGCCACCTGACCAGGCTGGCCGACCATGTGAGGGCATGGCGGGAACGGCTGGAGGCCGAACAAGGAGGCGCGTCTTGATGTACGACGAAAACCCCTGCGTGGGCACCTGCGATATCTGCAAGCTCAAGATTTATGCCTGCGACGACATCTACCGCCTGGGAAGCGACAGGAACGCGCCGATTGTTCACGACGAGTGCCTGGTGCCCGTGGAGGGCTGGGAGCTGCACGAGCAGCAAACGCAGGAGGCCTACGAGGAGGATTGCAACGCCCGCTACGAGGCCTGGAAGCAGGACGGCGTTCTGGTGTAAAGCGCCAAACCCGTCCTTCGACCCCTGAAACGATGAATTATAGCACGGATTGGAGGTGAACGGAATGACCACGACAGCCATAAAGCAACCCCAAATATGTATCGCGGATGCACGAAAACAGGCCGGATATGCCAGCCGGGAGGCAGCAGCCTACAATGTCCCGTTTGGGCCGGACGCCCAGGGAAAGCACGAGCGTGGCGAGGTGATCCCCGCGCCGGAGGACATCCTCGTTTACGCCGACAGCTACAACGCCCCCTGGCTGCTCGGGCAGTATTGCGCGGCCTGCCCCATCGGCCAGCGCACCGGCAAGCAGGCGACCCTCATGCCCCTGCCGCAGGCGGTATTGAATATGCACTACCTGGCCGCGCAGCTTGCGGTGATTGTGCAGACACTCGAATGCATCGCGCTGGACGGCGTGATCGACGCTGACGAGCGCGCCGAGTTTGACGCCTGCATGGCCACCTTGGGCAAGGTAAGCGGATGTATCGACAGCCTCAACCTCTGCGGCGGGCATAAAAAAGCCGCCGCCAGTGAACCAAACTGACGGCGGCGGGCCGGAACCACGGAACCAACGTGATACCCGGAACCAACAACACCATTTTATCACACAAAAATAGGGCTGTCAAGCCCCAATGAACGGGAGGAACCAACATGTCAAGCAAATCCGACCTCGACGCCCTGCGTAATACCCTGTTCGACCCTGTGCCCCCGGATGAAGCCGCCGCCGCGCTCCCCTGGGGATGTTCCTGCGCATATTCGCCTGGGCCCTGAGCCTGGTCTTCGCAACCCTGGAAGATGTATATAACTCCCGGTTCGTTGACACCGCCGTGGGGCATTCGCTGTTCAACATCGGGCGCTCCATCGGGCTGTGGGTATTACCCTCCCAAAAGGCGAACGGCTACCTGACGATCACCGGCACCGACGGCGTGGCCGTGCCCGCCGGGTTTCTGGCCGCGACCAACGCCGGTATACAGTATGTCGTCTTGAAGAATGGCATCATCGACGGCGGCAGCGTCACAGTGCCCGCGCAGTGCGTTACGACCGGGCCGGACGGCAACACCCCGGCTGGCACCATCAAGAATATCGTCACCCCGCTGGACGGCCTGGAGAAGGTCACAAACGGGGATGAATTCATAGGCGGGCGCGACCGCGAGAACACGCCGGAATACCGCAAGCGATATTACAAATCCGTGGACTTTGCCGGGGGCGTGAACGCCGATGCGATCCGCGCCGAAATCCTCACCGTGGACGGCGTCCTTTCCGCTGAGGTATACGAGAACGACACCGACGAAACCGACATCTACGGCCTAACCCCGCACAGCATTGAGGCCGTAGTGCATGGCGGCCAGGATACATCCGTGGCGCGGGCCATCTTCCGGCGCAAGGCTGCGGGCATTCAGACCATCGGCACGGTCGAGGTGCCGGTGCTATCCGACAGCGGCAACCACTTTTATGACATCCGCTTCAACCGCCCGGATTTGGTGCCGGTTTGGGTGAGGATATGGGGCCTGGTGACAGACCCCAGCGTGTTCCCTCTCAACGGCACCGACCTGATCAAGCAGGCCATGGTGAACTACATCGGCGGCAGCGCGGCGGGCGGTTTGTCCATTGGCGTGGACGTCTACTACAAGCGGCTGCCCGATGTGGTCTATACCGTGCCCGGCGTGCTGGACTTCGAGATGAAGATAGGCACCGACGGCGACACATGGAGCTATCAGAACATCGAGGTGAGCACCAGGCAAAAGGCGGTGTGCGACACGGAGAGGGTGGTATTCGATGGCCCTTGATAATCTGCTGTACACAATGCTGGATATGCTCACCAGCCCCCATACCCGGACGGACGTCCTGAACGCCAAGCAAGGCCTGCCGATGGAGACGAACATCGGCAAACTCTTTTCCTTGTTCTCTTGGGGCCTCCAGATGACCCATGAGCACGCGGAACGGGTGAAGCTATGGGATAACCTCGACAACGCGCAGGGGGCCGTTCTCGACCGCTACGGCGCAAATTTTGGGGTATACCGCAACGGCACTGACGACGATTACTACCGGCTGCTGATCAAGGTGAAGATGCTGGCCCAGCTCTCGGGCGGCGACATCGACACCGTGATCTGCGCCGCGTCTGAACTGCTCGGTGTCCCTGCCGAGGAGATCGACCTTGCCGAGGTCTTCCCCGCCAAGGTCTGGATTTACGTCGACCAGGTGATCATTGACGAATACCATATGGAGATCATCCAACTGATCGCCCGCGTCATGAAACGCATCGTCGCCGCTGGGGTGGGGATGCGCCTGTTCCTGCGCGTGAAACACGAGTTTCACCAAACCCTATATCTGAACACCGCAGTGAGCACCTATGTGCGCCTCGGCGTGAATACCGCAACGGAGGAGGATCAAGCCTCATGGCAGAATACGACTACACCGTAATCGGCAACGACGCATCCTATATCACCCAACAGGGCGAGGCCCTGGCAGCAAAAATTCTTGCCACAAAGGGGACGCTTCGCTTTACCCGCGCGCAGGTGGGCACCGGGGATATGCCGGAAGGTATGACCCCCTACCTCATGACCGGCTGTAACGGGTAACTACCCCGGCATAGCCAAAATACCCGCCTGGGTGGGCGACAAGGTTTACACGGTGGGCAGTGAGCAGCCCATGGGGCGCGGCGGCAAACAATGCGTCCTGCTCACGGAGATCAAAACCTGGTGTGACATCGGGAATTTGGAGAAAACGAAGGAGTGACAAACATGGACGATACAGAACGCCGCCTCGCGAAGGTTGAGGACAATATCGAAGAACTTTTCCGGGAGCAGAGGGCTTTTGCTGTCACGCAAGGCAAGATGGAGCAGACCCTCGACCATTTGAACTTGACCCTTCGTAAGCTGGAGGACGCTCTCACAGGCATCCAGGCGCGCCCCGGCGGGCTGTGGGACAAAGTTGTTAACGCGATTATTACCGCCCTTATAGCAGGCGGTGTGGCCGCTTTGATTGGGGTGTTTGTGAAATGAACGAGCTGATCGCCGGGATGGCCTGCGCACTTTTCGGCGCGGCGCTGTTCGCAGCCGGGGCATGGTTCCGGCACCGTTATATCAGGCCGCCCGTGCAATTGCCGCCGGGCGCAAATCCATGGGGAGGTGTTGTTCGTGTTCGAGAAGAAACGCCGCGAGACGAGTAAGGTCTTGCTTTGGACTATCGTTACCGCGTCGCTGGCTATTTCCGTGGTGAGCATGGTGCTGTGCGCTTGGCTGGCCGTGGATCAACTGGGCATTGCGATCACCGTGATCGGCGGCCTATGGAGCGGCGCTGTTATTGCCGCCATCGGGTTTTACTCTGACAAGGCCAAGGCCGAAAACGAGATCAAACTGCAGGCGATGGTGCAAGCCCCCTCGGAGGAATTACTTCAGGCGCGGGAGCAGCTGGCCGCCGCCCTGGGCGACAACAAAAAGCTGAAGACCGAACGCGACGCGGCAAAGAAAGAGGCGTTGCAGCTGAAACAGCGACTTTCGCCCCTTGAGGAAATTATACGACAAAGCACGAAAGGAGATACCCCATGAACCTCATGACCGCCGTCGGCTCCATGCTGGCCGTCCCGTTTTTCACTGCCCTGGCCGTGCTGTTCTGGCCCGTGTTCTGGGCCCTTGGCCTTCCCTTGTAACCTAACCGCGCACGGGCGTGGAATCAAAACATAGAAAGAAGGCATCCCCATGGAATTCCTGCAAACCATTTTCGGCTACATCACCCCCCTGATCGCCCTGGCCTTGGGCGCGTGGTTCGTCATCCACGAATACCGGCGCAAGAAGCAGGGCATCGTGGACGCCCAGGAGGCCGACGGCGAGGAGGCCCTAGCCTGGCAGCGCTTCAAGGCGATCCTCAACGTCTGCCTGTTCGGCCTCGTCACGGACGCCCAGCGCGAATACGGCGGCGACAACGGCACCGGCGAGGTGAAGCTGTCCAGCGTCCTACTCAAAGTCATGGAAATGATCCCGGATAACCTCAAGGGCCGCATCAAGCTGGATGTGCTGATTAACTACATCGAAGACGCGCTCGCGGCGGCAAAGCCCAAATGGGCAGACGAACCGGCGATACTGGAACCCGACAGCCTGGATGTCACCGTGGAGGAACTCAACCCGCTGCGCGTTGTGGCCCTCAGTGACCTGAAGGCCGGGCAGGTCGTGGAACTGCAGGGCGGCGTGGCCATACTGCTGGATACGGAAGACGTGCCTGGCGGGCCTGACGATGCAGACCCCCTCGGCATCGCGGAGGAAAATCTGCGCCATGAGTGCACACGGCGCGGGCTGTGCTGTAAGATCGAGATTGGTACGCCCTGCGGCCCCGACGCCGTGGGCGAACTCGGTGAACCCGGCGTCCCGGATGATCTGTGCCCGGTCGGCCACCATTGGGAGCCCGACGGCAACGGCGGCTTCGTGGCCGTGCTGGACGCGCCGGCCGACGAGGCCGAAGAACCCGCAGCGCCCGCCGAGGAAGCGCCTGCCGA